AAGTTGTGCTTTGATTTCATCCAGGGCCTTTGCCGATGTCTCGCTCATCGTGGCATAGGCCTGTTCTGTCGCTCCTGCAGAGTTTTCCATCTCAGCAAGATCTTTTGCAAATATCTTTGCCCCAGCCCCAGACAATGCAAGAACAGCATTTCCAGCCTCTACAGAACCAAAATAATCTGAAATTCTTTCCTTAGTGTCCCCGAATTTTAGCCCCAGCATATCAAGGGCTTCCTCTGTCGTCCCGCCTTCTTTTCGAAACTCATCGAAAGTTTTTCCGGCAAGCGATTCGAACTCTAAAGCAAGCCCGGACGCTGGATCTGCAAGTTCCATCATTGCATTTCTGAGTTCTTCGGCGTCAGGAACGGTATTACTCATTCCGTCCTGCAGGATCTGAATAGCTCCCTGCAGGTTACCCCCTTCGGCGATAAACTGAGCAAAAGATTTTCCTGCGAGTTCCTCAAATGTTTCTGCAGTTTGTGAGCCGTCTTTTGAAAGCTCTACGAGTAACTGCCTCAACTGTGATGTTGCAACACTCGTCGGGGTTCCCTGTGCTGTCATTGCCGCTAAAGCCGCAGAGATATCACCAAACGAAACGTTGAGGCTAGAAGCTGTAGGGATAACCTCATATAGACTTTTTGAAAGCTCTTCAAATGTAGTTTTCCCCAGCTTTATGGCTGTAAACATAATGTCTGATGCTTGACTGACTGAAATTACATCAGATCCGTAAGCATTGACAACAGAAGTGAGACCGTCGACCGTTGTAGTAAGGCCAGTTACACCACCAACGGCTGCTTTTTGTGAGGATTCCAGGAACTCGAAAACGTTTTCTTTCGGGGCCCCTGCGCTTATGGCCTGGTAGAGGGCAGGGACAACCTCAGCGGGGAGGACACCCATGTCCTTTGCAAGGGCAAGAGCGTCGTCTGACATCTGCCCCATACTCTCCTGGGAAATTCCAGGGAGCAGGGTAAAAACCTCCCCCATCTGTTTTTCAAAACTGACAGCTTCACCGGTTACAGCGGCAATTCCTGCTCCTGCGGCTGCGAGAGGGACTGTTATCCCCGCGGTCACCGAGGCACCGGCTGAGCTTATGGACTTGCCTGCTTCCTTGAGGCTTTTTCCAATCCCCCCGACCTCACTATTGACTTTCTGAAAGGTTGATGACAACTCTTTCATGTCGCCAATAATGGAGACAATAAGCTCGCCTACAGCCATTGATTCACCGTTTTTGCTGTTTTTTGAGCTGCTTCAATCGCTTGATGAAACGTTCATATTGACGCCGCTCTTCTGCTTCTGATACGAATTTCAGCCCACCTTTTTCAAAGAGGAGAGCTTTTTGTACCCAATTCCAGCAGGTCATAATTACCTCGGAATTACGATTTTCCCGTCTTTCAGATACGCATCAGGATAGTACCTCTGAAATTCTTCGAGGCTGATATCATGTGACTCGCTGACCTCATCTTTCCCGTTCATGAGCATCCCGTAAACTCCCCAGTGGACTTTTGCCTCGGTCTGTTTGACCTCCCAGCCCCGTTTGTGGTATGCAATCCACTGGTCCAGGCTCATGTGATTCAGGAGATAGTCAGGGGTAGCCCAGGGGTACATCATCCCCAGCTCGACCGCCAACTCCATGACGTTCAGTTTTTTCCGTCGCTGCCCCCTTCTTTGCTTCCCTTGTCTGCGGTTTTCTTCTGAACGATCCCGGCAAACACAAACTGTACGAATTTCATAAGATCAGTAATACCCAGGTTACTGAGGAGCCAATCCGGGGTTACAGTTGGGTTTTTTTCCTTCCAGATCTGACATATCAGTTCCAGTAGGTCAGTGATCATCTGAGGGTCAAACGTCTCCTCAGTCATCGATTCAAGCTTTTTTATATCATGTTTCTTAGAAAACTTGATGACGCTGAAAGACACCTTCGCTGGGGTTACTGAAAGGTCGATTTCCTCTCCCAGGATTTTGGCGGTCCTTTTCGGAGGCGCCAGAATTTCAAACTCGTTCAAAAAATCTGTATTTGCGTTTTCAGTCATTTTTTTAACACGTCTCCTCGATCCATTTTTTAATAAGTTACTTAGTTGATTTTTTTCGATGAGTGCTCCGCCTACTTCGACGCATTCAGGCTCTGTTGTACTCATTATACACCCTGCTCGTCGGTGATTTTGAACAGCTGATCACCTGCGGTTCGGGTCGTGTCATATGTCCCCTCGACCTCGATCTTAGGTTTCAGGGGTTCTTCTCCGTCGTCAGCAGGATAAGAAAAGTCAAGGCCACCGGTTATTTTGGCTTTATAAATGTCTATCTGGAATTTTTTGCCGTTCTCGTCGATATTCGTCACTCTGAAGTACCGGTCAGCTATAGTGTTCAGGCCGCCTGTGCTCATGGTTTTGTTTGCAAGCGGGGTGTACGAATAATCCACAAGCACACCTTCCCCGTCGTCGATTACAGTTGACCCCGAGACTCTTGCAATCCCCGTCCTTCCATCAGTAGCGACTACGATAACATAGTCAGTATTCCTGACAGCAGCGTTCGCGCTTGCGTCAGTGACTACAATAGAATCCACTTCTGAGCCGTCACCATTCGCGTAGTCAAGCCAGGCCACATCTGTGTCGTTGAGGGTGTGGGCTTCGTCCGTAACGGCTACCGGGTCTGCAGCGGTTGAACCAGTGGTGTCCAGCCCGCCCCTGAGAAGGGCCACTTTTGTAAGGTCAAGTTCCCACATTTCAAACGAGAGTTTGCAGACGTGGTCCTTGATAGCTTTGAAATATTTTACAGCGTTGTCGGGTTTCAGCTCCACGGGTACAAAGCTCTCCGCGAACTGAATCGAAGTGGCCATTCCGAGGTCCTGGATATCTGCGGAACTGGTCCCTAGCTCTATTTTAGCAGCACCAAAACGCACTGATGCGAGGTTCTGCGCTTCTGTCTGGTATACTGGCATGTTCGTTTTCACCTTCTATAAATTACTCTAAAGTCATAGGGGATATGATAGACCCCGGCTGCCTGATCATACATGTCAGGAGCTTCGAGAGGAATAATTCTTATAATGTTAACGCCGTTAACAATTCCGGCATATCCGTCAAGGGCGGCCTCTACAGTGTCTTTGAGGTTCTGGCATTCGAGGTAATCCTCGGCCCAGCAATCGACCTGGAACCTGGGAGAGCCTGTGATTTGCCGGTACGGGTTTGAGGGTTTGGAGTAGGATATTGCAGGAAAGTGGCAGCGGAGAGGCAGCTCTATGGGGTATATACGGTTTCCCACAATTCCGGAAACGCCTGGGTCCTCCGAAAGAAGGGTTCTTACTGCCTCGTCGATGATCGTCATTTGTATTTCCTCAGTATCTGCCTGACTTTTGTCTCGAAGGCCTGCTGGATTTCTTTTTCGTGCTCGTCCAGAGCAGGGAGCAGGAACGGTCTTGCAGGCTGGTGATATCGGCGGCCCAGCTTATCTACATCCATGAAGCCCTTTTCAAGCCTCATAGCATGTGAAAGGGTGGACCCGACCTGGGACTCGCAGCGGGTTGGGCTTTTCTTTGTCCGGACTTCTTTTATACTGCGCCTGGTAGTTCCCGTTCTAATTTCCGGGTAATCCGGGTGCCCTCGGCCTACGTTTATTTTGGCCTCTCTGACGACGACTGCTGCCCCGGCTGAGGTTGCCTGGGAAATGACCGCCTGCATCTCTTTGTCAAGCCGCTCAAATTGTGCTTGCAGTTCTTTGATGCCTTTGACCTCGACCCGGAACATGTCTGCCATTCAGATTTTTCCTCCAATGTATGCCAGGATCCCTAGAATCAGACCTACCAGAAGCTCGATGACAACAGCTGTAAGTTTCGAATTCATTGTTTCCATTTTTGTCTCTAGTTTTTCAATGCCCTTCTCAAGCCTGTCCTGGTCCTCTTTTCGATCCTCCCTTTCCTGACATACAGTATTTTGCATATCTGTTCTGAGCCGCTCCCTGTGTTTTTCACACTGTTCAATTGTGATGCATTGCTCAGTCACGTTTTTCCACCGCCTTCAGATCCACCTCGTAATGATCAATCACAGGATCCCCGCTGGAGTCTAGGAATAATTCGTACAGGACCCCCACATGCATGACCTTGTAAGGGCCTTCGTAATGCTCAACGCTGCTTGTGACCAGGTCTCCTTCCTGGATCACAGCATCATTCAGGAGAAAAAGAAGCGGTTCAGCTACAATGTAGCTGCCGCTTTCCAGAGATTGAATTGTACTGCCTCCGGACCTGAGAGGTTCGGAAAACCTGCATGTGGGGTAGGGGGTTGGTGCAGAAGTTGTTTGGGGAGTCCCTACCCCGTTTGTTACAGGTTCTGCAGGTCCGGAGGCTATTGCGGCGCCTGTATGTTCATCGTGAATAGTCTCTCCTGCCTGGAAGGTCCCTGATACAGTTGAGAGGACCAGGTGCCCTGCAGCGTTCCCCGACATCCAGGATCCGGACTCGAGGACCAGCTCCTTGATAGTGCCAGAGGCCTCAGAGTCCGTTCCCGTCAGCGGATCCCCTTCAGTGAAGGCTGCGGATCCGGACGTGAAGGAAAGTTTCTGGTCCTGGCTGCTGCTGATAATTGTACAGCTGTGGATCATGCCAAGCAGGAGGGATCCCATCATTTTTTCAGACCTCAGAGTTCGTTATTGACAGTTCCAATCCCGGCCCGGCCGTACAGTATACCATGCGTACTGGTAAAGTTTCGGTATTTTTTGATGTATATGGCGGCCTGGTTTTCGTGGTCCTGGATATCCTTGTCTATTGTGTTCTGCTGCTCGGCGTTTCCCTGTTTTACCCTGGCAGCTAGCTCTCCGTTGACTCGCATCTTGCGGAGGACCGCAGCTGCAGTCAGGTGGATGCAGGCAAGGTTCAGCATGTCGTTACTGCTGTCGTCTGCGCTGCCCCCTGTCAGGGTTGCAACTGACCTGGACGTTCGGGCTATCAGATTTGTGATATCCTCATCTGTGAGAGATCGGGGGTTTATCTCAGCCCTTACCTCAGCAAAAGAACACAGAGCCATAGGATCGCCTTAGCTTGTTCCGAGCGAAGTGATCTTACAGACGCAGGGATCTGTCAGGGTGCTGGCGTTCAGGTGCTTGAATCTAGGGACAAGGGCCCCTACCTGCTCCATCATGATGTCCCCCTTCGGCCTGCCTCCGTCGTACCACAGGTCGTTTTCTGGAACCTGGAGCTCGATGATATCGAAGAACCTGAGATTTTCCTGAGAGGCCACAGGGCTGACCATAGCAGTGCCTGCTGCAAGGTCGGGAACTTCCTTAATCTGTCCTGGCTGCTGTCCATTAGGTGCATCTGCGTTAAGGGCCTTCAGAACTGCAGGAGCTTCTTCTTTCCCATAGTCGTTTTCGGAGTCCATAAGCTCGGCAAAATTGAATGATGCAATAGAAAGATTATATCCATTCGAATAGACCCCTGATGTTTTCAGTTTTGAAATTGCAGATACAACAGCTGATTTGATGTTTCCGTATGTGCCGGAGTCTGCGCCTGTAACACTGTTCCCGGCTACCTGGTACATGCCCTTAATAAGGTACGTTGATCCCTGTGGTTTCCAGCCCATTGCGACTATTTTGTCCTGCTCGGCTGCAATTTTTGATGTCATGTCAGTACTGATGTCTGACTGTATCGGGATCCTCTTTTTCTCGTATGCCAGCCAGTCCCTGTATTTGATCCGGACCATATCCTGCTGGACCGGTACCCTGGTCTGGAGGCTTTCGATGTCTATAGTGTCCTCGATGTCCTTCTGCAGGTCATAGTTTGTGATTGCTCCGGACC